CATCATGAGAAACTTATCCAAAAAATCAGCGTTGCCACCAGGCTTTTTGTTAATCTCCTCATACTTTTGTCGCAGTGCGTTAATATCAACCATAATTCTATTTTTCTATTTTGTAGGGAAAATTCCCTTGCTCTATAATAGCCCAAAGCACACATTAATTGAAAAAAGTTCAGGCTTTTTAAAAGAGCCTGAACTTAATAGGTTAACCTGGTCAGAATAATTTTTATTCTTAGCTATCAGATTCTTCCCCATCGGGTATAACCATATCAACAGCACCATCTACAACGTCCTTGCCAGTGTCATACACACTGCCAACAACATCAGAGCCAACGCCATACACATCGCCAACCAGTGGAACAGACCTAACAGCCCCATCGACAGCTCCCACCGCCGATTCCATTGTCGAACAGCTACCAAGAGTGGCAGCAACAAAAAGCAAAAGTAATTTATTCATAGTTTTATTTTATCCTAAATCAGACACCATTTTTGCCTCTGCCCGTTTATTTGCGGACATCTGCACTAGCATGTCTTTTTGGTGGTCTAACGAAGAAACGATATTCTTCGCTAGGTTATATTTATGCTGAGCTAAGGAAACTTCTTCTTTCTTTTCCTTTACACTAGGCACACTTTTAATATAGTTATTTAGTGCAGACTCAGTCACTTTTCCACCTTGGGATTTAAGCTCTTCACGACGAGTTTCTATAGCTTTGGACATCCAAAATTCTAACCCAATCTCTCTTAAATCCAACTGTCTTTTGGCATACGCCAAAACAGCCCCAAAAAAAGCAAAAACACCGGTATGTCGCTCTAACGCTGAATCCATACTGTGCTCAGATACTTCCAAATAATTTTTAGTAATCTCGATGTACTTATCCTCTAACGTATCGTAAATTTTAGTAATTTCACTCATCGTCAAAAAGGAAAGCAAATAATTCTTTGTTCAATCCATGCAACATCTGCATCATATTGGATGTTACAGTAGTGAGATACTCATTTCCAATCTGAGGCATCTCATCGTCATCTCCTAGCCCAAATAAATCAAGACCTACATGACAAATCTCATGTAAAAGAGTTCCTTTGTAATCTACAATACTCTGATTAGGGTCTATTGTAATCAAAGCTTTGTGAAACTCTACGCACCCATACAAACTATCCTTATCCAAACTTTTTTGTTGAATTTTAAAAGTCTTAAACCCTACATGAACCTCCATAGGATGTACCGGTAGTTCCCTTGTTGCTTTTTTACTAGTAACCATTATTCTTGCGTCACAACTAGTCTGGAGTAATCAATCCTTGCAGGGATGATGAAACGAGCTCGACCATTTCGTGATTTCATAAGATACAATCTCGCCTTACCTTCATCAAACTCATTTTCGGTTTGATTAATACTGAATACTAAATCACAAACTCTCATTTTACCATAAGAGTCGGCAAGCTCTGAATCTGTAATGATATCTACTTTTTTTCCTTCTCGATTAGTTTGTGTAGCAGTCCAAACTAAAAGATTGTACTCTGTAGACATACCTCGTAACTCCTGAGCTAGACGCTCTTGAGCCTGATATTCTGGCATACTCTCATCAGTACCTAGCAGCTCCAAATAATCAATAACGATTACGTCAGGCTTAAAGTTTTTATAATTTCGTAACTGGTTAAGATACGCCCGTAATCCATTTACGGTCTGCCTTTTGGTAGGAAACTCTTTGATATGTAATCCACCCAGAGATTCTACACTTTCAGCAATTGTACCTAACCGCTCTTCCAGAGTTTCCACCCTGTGCTGCAATTCTACTTGCTTAATCCTCGTAAAAATACTGTCCAGCCTCTGAGCTACTTTATCCTCGGACATTTCCAAAGAAACATACAAAACATTCTTGCCATCTAAAACTGAACGAGCGGCTTGGTTTGCAAGAAACAGAGATTTGCCTACCCCCGGTGGTGCTACCACCATCGCTAATTCCTTACGTGCCAAACCGCCGTCCAGCGCCTCATTTAAAGAGGCAAATGGCGTACGAAAATCATTGGAAGTTTTCTCGCTAATCAGTCGTTCCCAACGGTCAGCGATGTCATTAAAGTAATCCACTCCCAAATCCTGTTGACGCCCAACAAGTAATGCTTGGCGTACTTCTTCTGATATAGCCCCAAAATTCTTCTTCTTCAAATGTTCTACAGAATTTAAAATTGCATCCTTCAGAGACTGTTCTTTAGCAAACTCTTCAACCAAATCAAGATAGTAATCCTCACTTGATAGGGCGCTGGTATCTAAAGAATTGATGCACGATAGCTCTTCTTTGTAATCTGAGAGAAGTTCGTTGGAAGATTTCTTCTCTTTAACCTGTTCTATAAGAACATCATCTCCAGGTAGTCTATTGTACTTCTCATAATGACCCCTGATAACCTTGTAGAATTTCTGATGAGAAGGGAACTCAAAGTACTCAGACTTTACCATAGGCAAAACCTGCACTAAAAAGTTCTGTGAAGATTTAGAAAGATATAATATACCTCTCTGAATATTTTCTGAAAACTCGTACGCCATACCTTATAATAGTCGAAGGTGTTTAATTCTGCCCAGTACTTCCAAAACCTTTCAAACCTCGTTCAGTAGTCTTACCAAAAAAGGCGTCTTCAGAGACTTCCTCAATATCAACCTGCGGAAGTTTTTGAATTACTATTTGGGCAATCCTCTCACCCTTCACAATCGTCTCCGGACAAAGAGAATTTAGATTGCGAAGAGGAATTTTAATCTCTCCTCTATAGTCACTATCGATAGTTCCAGGGGCATTAGGCATCACAAAAGGTTTTTTATACATAGAACTTCTCAACCTTAATTGCCCCTCATACCCTTCTGGAATAATCACATGAATCCCAGTACTTACGAGTACAGAACCCTGCGCAGAAATAAAAATTGTCTCGCTAGAGGCAATATCAAACCCTGCAGCCCCTTCCGTTTTATACTCTGGAGTGGGATTGTTCGAATTGTTTAAAATTCTAACTTGAACCACTACAAACTATCCTGCTTTGTGCCAGCTCTTTTAATTACTGCTTTCTTTTGCTCTTCAGACATACTTTGCGCTGCATCTCGAACTACCATTGCTCTTGCTTCATCTGCCTTCCGCTTTTCATAATCAGTCATCTTTCTACCACCAAACTCTTTAACGCCTTTTTCCGTAAGCGTCATCTTGGCATACGGACTTGCGCCAGATTCAGCCTTAAGGGCTTCTTTTGTGTCCCTTACTAATGATTCTTGTCCGTCTTTCGCCATTTTTCGGGTATCACTGTCACTTAACGTTTTTGGGACTGCTGGGTCTTTAACGAGACCCAATACTTCCTGCCCAAAAAGAGTATAATATGCCCTCCCTTTACAACCTTCAATTTCGCACTTCACCCACTTCTTTCTAGCCTCAAACGAAGGCGACACATCCGACGAAAGATTATCACACTTTTTACACTTGTAGTTATAAATGGGCATTAAATTTCACAAACTCCGCTTTTGCAAGTATCAACAGATTGTGCCAATTCCTCAATTTTTCCCGACCGAATCAACGCATCCAAATCTATAGTATTGTGGTCAATAACCTCCAAAGGTTCGTTACCTCTAGAGCCCGCACGGTAAAATGTAAAGCCTTTCATATCATTTGCGTAATTTAACAATTCATCGTACAAAGACTCCGATTTAAAGTCATGTGGGAGATTACACGTTTTTGATACAGCAGAGTCAATATAGCTTTGAACAACTGCTTGAACCTTGATGTGCTCCTCTGGAGTGACATCATAAGCTCCACACGCATGAGAAACATCCCTACCCCTCAAATATAATTCTTTGAACAGAGGGTCAATAACAACAGATTCATTCCACACATCCTCTGTTCCGGTTCTCCACCTGCGCTTGTATACTGGGGAAAAGATAGGTTCTAGTCCTGTAGACACGCCAAGAACCATGCTAACAGTGCCTGTAGGCGCGACTGTCAACAAAATCGCATTCCTAATTCCGTTCTTCTTAATGTCAGAACGAATACGGGAGGGTAAAGTTTTCATAAACTGCTCTTTACCTAGGTGAGCCCAGTCATAAGCAGGGAAAGAGCCTTTCTCTTTTGCCAAATACATGGAAGCCTTATACGCTTCATTTCTTATTGTCGCAAAGAGTCTTTCCAAGAACTCAAGACATTTCTCAGAGCCGTATCTATACCCGGCTTTAATAAGAAAGTAGTGTAGTCCCGTGACTCCGAGACCAATTCTTCTGGAGCGGTGCCCCCCTTCTTGGCACTCAGGTATTGGGAAATGGTTCGTTGTAAGTACATTGTCAAGAAACCTAACCCCGACTCGAATAGTCCGAGCAAGGCGACGCCAATCAATATCACCATCCATGCTAACCATGTTAGACAGATTGACATGCCCAAGGCAGCAATTGCCGTAAGCTGGAAGAACTTCTTCGCCACACGGATTGGTAGCAGGCATATGTTCGAAATAAGAAACGTTAGTGTATTCATTTGCAAAATCTATATTAAAAATTCCAGGTTCACCAGATTCAATAGCGTTATCTATGATACGTTCCCATAAATCTCTGGCCATGATAGTTTTTTTGGTAACAGCGTCGAACGTATCCGCATAATGTTTTAGGTGGTGAAGTTTAGCTATCCCAAGAGCGTCTTCTTCGTCCTTGGCGACTACTTCAATTACCTCATCTCCTAGTTCAGACTTCCGAGTCATCTCGTACATGTAGTATCTCTCGTGGCGACCTCCAAAAGTAAAATACCACTCATCACCACTTTCAACAGCTTCAAGAAAAGGCTTAGTGATTGCAACTGAAATATTAAAATTAGTAAGCTCCTTTCGGTCCAGCTTCACACGAAGAAACTCCAAGAAATCTGGGTGAGTAATACTAAGAATCGACATCAACGCCGTTCTTCTATTCCTTCCTGCGCGAACATGGTTCCCAATTTCATTAATCATCCTCATAACTGAGATAGAACCCGGGGCAGAATTCTTAATGTTTTGAATATCATCCCCTTTCGGTCTAACTTTTGAGAAATTAAAACCAATCCCCCCACCTCCACACGAAATTTTATACATGTCCGAAATGGTTTTTCCAATACTCTCAACAGAATCCTCAGGGTCTAACACATAACAGTTCAGCATGTTTTGCTTACCCCGACCAGCCCCAAATAAAATTCTACCTCCAGGACAAAAATCTCCAGAGTTAATAGCATCATAAAACTTCTTCTCAAAAGTTTCCACATTATCGGGAGTCTCTGAGTCAGCTGCTGAACGGGCTACCCTCTTAGCGAGAGCTTTCCAAGTATCCTCTCCTGGGTAGGCGTATTTATCAAGAAAAATAGTTTCGCATAGTGTATCTTTTGGTATCTCAAACCCCATTTTAATCTCTTAGTATACAAACAATACTGCTTTCGGGAAGAAGCAAATAGTTCATGTCGTTTTTAATAATTTCATGCCCCGCATACTCATCAAATAGAACATTATCTCCGATATTGGTTTTAAATACAATCTCGTTACCGTTAGAATCCGCACCTCCAGTTCCGTGTTCGAGAACGGTGCCCTCATTAACCTTTTGTTCAGTAAGACTTTCCGGGAGAATGATTCCACCCTCTGTCTCAGTTCGCCTCACCCGCCGCTTAATTAAAATTTTCTCCCCAAAAGGGATAATTGGATATTTTTGTTCCATTTCTTGTTCCATTTTTGTACGTTTATTCAATATTCACCCGATTTTCGTGATATTGTTTCGCTTTATAATAGTAAACTTATCCGAAGAATCTTCAATTAATGAGGTAAAATAGTCATTGTGAGAAATTACAAAAACTCGTTTTTGTTTTGTAATATCCTTAATCAACTCATAGAGACCCTTAATGCCTTCACCGTCCAGAGAATCCGCAATTTCATCAAAAAAGATAACGTTAGACCTCTCTTTTCCAGACAAAACCAGTAAGTCATTTAAAGAAAGCATTACGGCAAGAGAAACCTTCTTTTTTTCTCCTCCAGAAAGTGCATCAAAAAAGACCGTACCTCCATTATTTACAATCGTCTCTTGCAGTAATTCATCAAACTCAATTGACAGTACCCCCCTAGTCAAAGTAGTTAAGTAGTAGTTAGACCTCTCATTAAAGAAATCCAGTATGTTGCGTATAACATACTTAACCAACCCTTGCTCGGAAAATGCCAACTCCCAAAACTTAACTAAGTCAATCTTCTTTTGGGAAGTAGCAACTTCTTTCATATGCTTAGCGACCAAACGCTTCTGCTCTCTAGATTGAGCACGCAAAATATCTCGCTCTACTTCAATCGTTTTCAAACTCTCAATGGCTTCGAAGTCCTGAACACTGATTGGCACAGCACTTTTATCAGTTTTCTCAGCTAGTGTTTTTAACTCTCTGGATAATTCTTCTTTCTTTAGAACGGAGCTGCTTAATTCCTCTGAAAGTTTCAATTTCCGATTCTCCAACTCACTAGAAATTTTACCACAATACTCACACATTTCTGAACTTAGTCTAGTAATACGAGATTGCAATTCTTGTATAGACTTTTGCAGAAAACCAAAACGATAAGAAAGAGATTCGTACTCTACATCTAACTCATGATGAATTCTCTCCTTTTCTTGCATCTCCGCCAAGGAGTTATTTTTTACAAACTCCGCCTTTTCCTTACTGAAGATTTTCTCCCCTCTTTTCTTTTCCTTGGTAAGCTTACCAATTTTAATTTTTAATTTTTCAACCTTACGCAATGCCTCGGCTTGTAAAGTAGAAGAAACTCTTTTATCTGCATTGTGTCGAGACTTCAGTGCTCTAATTGCCACTCTATTTTTAAAGAGGTCAGACACATTTAAAAAGTTTTGAATGATTTGCCGTTTCTCCTCTGGGGAAGAGGACAAAAAATTTACTGAATTTTGCTGACCAAATACAATAGACGCAAGAAAAATATTATAATTGGTATTTAAAATCTGCTCCAAGTATTTTTGCGTCTTTTGAATGTTCTCCTGTGTGCAATTTTCCCCTTCTGAGGAGACTGCTAGCCTAGGAGGTTTCTTCGTCCTCTCGATAACAATATCATCGTTAATGACCAGCGTAACTTTGCATTTCCCCTTCGTGTGGATATTTTTTAAACTCTTATCAGTAGTCTTCCTAATTGTTTTCCCAAACAAACCAAAAACAACCGCTTCTATTATTGTACTTTTTCCAGCACCATTAGAACTATGTGGGCGCGTATCCTGATTATTGCCAACCATCCTTACCAAATTAGAGAATGATTCAAAATCAACAGTTACCTCCTTAACCGATAAGAAATTTTCTATTCGAATGCTGTTAATTTTCATATGATTTTATTTCTTCTAGTGCAGCATAAAGTTCTTGTTTGGAAAATACAGAATTTCTGGAACTAATATACTGGTCAATGATGTCGTCATCAATAGTAAAGACTTGTTTCTTTGGATTGTACCAAGAACTGTACTTGGGCAAAATGTCTTCGAACGAAATTTCAATATGTGCTAAATTGTACTTGGAAGCTATTTTATCTCTCAACTCAATTTCAGCGTAAGAATCTAAACTGTCCAGCTTCAATCTTAAAATTGTAAAAAATCTCTCAAACGCATACTTTGCATTTGAAGATTCAAGTTCATCCAAAGTGCATACAATATGGCGGATGCCAAAATCAATAGGCTTCTTTACAACTTCCGTAATTTTCTGGTTACGGATAATAATTTCATGAACGTACTTTTGGGTATTAGCTTCCCCAAATGTGTTCGAGTACGGGGTTCCCAGAACATACACATTGCTGTACTGTTTTGGCTTGTGTATATGACCTAGAAATGCCAGCTTCTTTTTAAAATGAGAACGCTTTACAAAGGACTCATAGGCATAATGACCGTTAGATACACACCCATCAAACCCAAAATGACCGAACACTGGATTCTTACTTGCTGACAAATCCTTAATAATCATCTCCTCATCCTCATAGTGAGGGATAAAATCAAAATTCATCCCACCAAGAAAACATGTCTCCGAATCACTTATAATACGTGCCTTATCCTTATACAAAGACAAAGTAGTGCTTGATGTTCCGTCTTTTCTAATAGTGTCGTGGTTTCCTCGCAAGATGTATATGTTCGGACACTTTATCTTTGATAAAATCGTATCAAACGCTAATAATTCTTCCCCTCGAGGATTTCTTTTATCAAAAATATCACCCAAAAAAACCAAATACTCAGGAGGCTTTTTATTGACCAGCCTTACAATGGTTTCTATTTGCTTCTCTAAAAAGCCAGGAAAGTAATCGCTTCTAAGATGGAGGTCAGTTAAGAGAACAATCCTAGATGTTCTCGATATACCGTTCAATTTCGTCATATTGTAATAATTCATTTTGGTCAGAAAATTCAACAGCCATAAGCTCTCCGAAGGATTTCCCAACCTCAATATCTACCTCAAAAGGTAAAAGAAATTTCAATTTGTATAAGTCGTAGAAATAGCTGGTATCTGTTAAAGACTCTCTAACTACCTCTAAAACTCTCTTGGTGTCTGATTTTGAGCACTGAATCTCAACCGAATCATGTACAGTTGCGAGAATCTCAGCATCAAGATTTTCCTCGCGCAACCTCTCATCCAGTCTTTTAATTGCATGCAACATCATATCTGATGCGGAACTTTGAATAACAAAATTCATTCCCTGCCGCAACGCTCTGAACTGGTACTTCTTGATTGGGCTATTAACATTGGAAAGATTTCGTCTTCGCCCAAATAAGCTAACCGCATACCCATTATCACGAACACTTCTATGCACGCTATTAATCCAGTCAAAAACTTTTGGAAATGCCTGCTGATATTCCTTGAAAATATTTTTGCAGTACCCTACCGACTTTCCAATTTGAGAAGCCAATTTAAAAGGGCCACCTCCATATACGATAAGGAAACTTACAGACTTAGCCACTTGACGTTCTTGTTTGGTAACCTTGTCAATCGACTTTCCATAAATCAGAGAGGCTGTGTACTTGTGCAGGTCTGTACCGGAATTAAACGCATGGATAAGTTCCTTATCACGACAACATTGAGCTAACATTCTTAACTCAGCTTGACCAAAATCAGCCGCAATAAAAACTTTATCATCATCCGCCCTCATTAATCGACGAATGTTAGTATCATCATCTACAGTACGCGGAAGAGTGTGAAAAGAAACTCCCTTCTTCTTGGATGGTCCTGCTGAGTACATTGAACAACTCAATCGTCCGGTTACTGTCGCACCAAAATTATAACTGGAATAAATTCTATTCTCTTCATTGTACTTGGTAGCGGATTCAACCCCCTTAACATACGTTCTGTATAACTTGGATAATCCTTTGTACTTTAGCAACTTTGTAATAAATGTTCTCGCCTCAGTAGACGTGGAACTATTCTCCGACAGAGAGGTTAGATGTGCCTCGGTAATCGCTGGCTTTTTAGCTTTGGCAGAAAACTCGGTAGGGTTCAAATCAAAACCCTCTTCTGTAAATAGTGCTATCCCCATGTCATCGGAAGAATTAGGATTAACACCCTCAATGCCACATAAAGATTGCAACTCAACCTCTTCTTTAGCAATAACCTTCTTAAGTTTCACTTCCAACTCAGTAAGATAATCTACATCGACCTTAATCCCTCTAAACTCTACAGCACTTAGTAGGACAGCCACCTCACTTAGCAAATTCTCATACACAAAATTTACACCTTTAGTTTTCATCTCCGACTTGAGAATCTTCCAAGAACGTAAAGTGAAATCACAATCCATTGCATTACCAATAGCCATTTCCTTAAGAGGCATTGACCCCCAATCATGCTTGGCTCCATCAGTTACTGTTAACATTTTACTAATCTAACTCCTCTTTCTTCTAAGAAAGAAATCACATGATTAAATACACTCTCATCATGTCCTATAAGCTCTCCCGGAAACACACCACGCATATCCCACATACCAGAAAGAACAGCTTCCACCATCGCACAACAAGTATATCCTGTCGTGCGCGCCATAGATGAAGTTCTGGTCTTGGGGTCCGTTTCATCATACAACTCCCAAACATGTGATTGTGATTCTCCTTCTATTGTAACTTTCATATATGTAAACTCATCGTCCTCCCGAGAGAGCTTCCAGCTATTAAAGAGAACTTTAGACGTGAATTCAAAATTTTCATTGTCAAAAAACCCTGCATCCCGTAAAAATTCCATATGGTCACGGTGCCCAGGATACCGCAACGTTTTCTCCTTCATATTAGGAATATGACTCATGGTCTTCAACAGAGAACGCAAACCGTCAGTATTGAACGCCTCCAAAAAATAACCCTCTCCCTCAATATATTCCGGTTCAGATAGTGCGGGTAAGACGATTACCTCTCCATTTGCAAATAGTCGTGCTGGTCGGAGATACTCTTGAATCACATCAGCCGGAGAAAAGGGGGCTTTGTAGGTTCCCTCTTTGGTTGGTAACCCTCCCACTAAACACTCAAACGAGTCTATTTTCATGGAATGGTTGTGGTGTCCTAATATCAAGTTATCCAGTCCGGGAGCAACTCCCATATCGACGACAGCGGTTACGCCCTTCTCTATAGCGAGTTCATTTAGGGCGAGTGCATCCTCCGGAAAGAATGAAATATCTACCACATTCACACCAGCCTCAATAACAGTCTTCAGCGTCTCAAACCCAAGGAAACCGGGGACCGCACAAACAACTAAGTCAAACTTACTAACCTTTTGTTTTAGTGAATTTTTCGAGGCAACATCAAACAAAAGAGTATCGAGCTCCGGAACCAAATCTAAAGCCTTCTTTGAGTTGTCCGCGACTAATACATCGTGTCGTTTAGCCAAATCCTGTGCTATTGTTCTTCCGACCAAGCCGCATCCTAACACTAATATCCTCATTAAAATGTCTCCAATTCTTTCGGAAAATACTGTTTTACAAGGTCCATTAAGCCGTGAGGCAAATTCTCATCAACCAGGGAATGCATTATCTGTGTATCCTCCATGTTGTTAAACTCTTCAACGCCCCACGAACGCAGAAACTTGTAATCAAATTTTAGGTTGTGGGCAATCTTGACTATGAGAGGATTTTTCATTAAATTTTTAACACGCTCTTTAATGCGGTTCAACTCCACAGGAGTAAACTCACACTCAGCATGGTAAATGGGAACCACAAAAGCATTTTTCTCTTTGTAGGAAATGCCTAAAGTCATAATTTTGTGCTTTTTAAAATCTAACCCATTGGTTTCCAAGTCAAATGCGATAGCTGGACTCTTCTCCGCCTCATCCATGAGCTCATCAAACTTGGAAATATCACCGTTAACCAATTTATAAGGAGAACCGTCGAATTTATTCTCTTTTAGTATGAACTTGTTGTATGCATTATTAACATCTTGTACGAAAAGAGCTCTAAGCTTAGGCTCTACATACAAAGAGAACGGATGAAGAGTTGGAACTACAGGAACTTTTTTACCTGACTCGAGCTCCACAACGAATTCTTTTCCTCGTTTAGAAGATATTCCAGATTTCTTAGTAATTGCTTTTAAAGCGAGATTCCCTAAAGGTATGACCAAATCCGGTTGAATTTCCTCTAAATCCTCGGAAAGATACTCTCTGTGGGCAGCAAGAATAGTTGTGGTTATGTCATCCTCTTTGACGTCAAAACCTTTTAAGGCTG